GGGGTACGCTGGGGCTGGCGTTGTCATGTCCTATGCCGGTGGCATCCATGTTTTGATTGTTGCGTCCCTCGCGCAGAGCACCAACCAAGGCTTGACCATACTCACTGCTCACATTGGCCACGCTTTCCAGCACCTGGGCACTCATACCTGTCTGGGTATCTTGACCGTAGCCATTTAGCCCAGTCATGAAGGACGTGATGGGCAATTGAGCACTGGTACTGATAGTGGCTATGGATATCTGCGCTTTGGTCTGGTTGGTGGGCTCGTTGACCCACTGGCTGGCCATGGCATACCAGCTGGTGTTGATCGCTGTCACGTTGGCCGTGCCCACCGCGGTGATCACATTGCCTAGCTCGTTGTTGCTGGCCAGTATCAAGGCTTCCAGAGCGTCATCATAGGTAGTGTACGCACCAGCTGCTGGTCCGGAAGGGATGGTGATAGTGGGTGGCAGCCCGTAGTTGCCATCCACCACATCTACCATCTGTCCGTATAGCGTGTTCAATGCCGACAGACTGCCCGTTTGATTGGCGGTTATAAAAGAGCTGGCCTGGGACAGAGCGGGGTTGGCAACCAACCCTGTGGCACTGCCCAATAGATCAGTCAATAGATAGGTACCATCAGGTCCCGATCCACCTGCAAAAGTGTTGATAAAAAAGGATTGGGTGGCTGCAGATATGGGTGTGGCCGTGTTGGCCACTAGATCTAGTCCTAGGAGACTTTCCATTATATCACCGCTGCGGCCAACTGCGGCAGTGCTAGACTACCCACGTTTTTGACCTGAGCAAAGGAGATGACCAGCGCCTGATTGGCCTGTGCTTGATCAGGTGGTATGATCTTGGCCAACTGATCGCAGGCCTGGGGTATCAGCGAAGTGGTAGCCAAGGCCTGCTGCACCGCGGTGTTGATAGTGCCGTCTGGCCCATAGATCAAGATCGGTCCATCGGGCGTGGCCATGGTCAAGCTGGGCCAACTGTTGGGGAAAATCTTCACAGGATCCAATAGATCTGCTAGACTGTTTATGTTGGGTGTGGTCACGTCCAATATGTCCAGGATGTCTTGCAGATCCGCGCCCTTGGTCGTGGTCAAACAGGGATAGGCGCGTTTTTGCAGGCTGTCAAATTCTGCTTGGCTCAGCCCCGTGGGGTTGAACAGGCTCTGTACGTTGTTGTTGACCAGATCTGCAATGTCTCGATTGGTCAGGCCATCTTGCAGCAGGCATTCTTGCAGCGCGGGCGTGGTACCATTGAGCATGTTGCCTTTCTTGGCGATCTGTTGCAGCAGCGCAGCCGGGGTACCGTAGTTGGCTAGATCCACAGCATCACCCAGAGCCTGGAGATCAATGCCGAATTCCGGAAAGGCCAAGTTGACTTTAGCCAAGTCACCCGTGATCAGATCATTCATGTTGGTAAAAGTGGGCCCAAGATAATTGTTGGCGTTGACCGCGCTGTTGATCACGTCGTTGGTGAGATTCACAAAGCCTTGGGCCGCTGCAAACATCTGCGCGAATCTACTGGTACTGCTGACATAGCTGGATCCAGTGGCAGCTATGTTGGCTATGAGTCCTGCATTGCCTATGTTAGCGGTAAGATTGCTGGGCAAGCTGTCACCCAGCGCGGGAAAGTAGTTGGCACTGACGTTGGCCCCGATCGTGATTAGATTGGCCAGGGTGCCCGAACCCACACCCAGTCCCACGGCAGCGTTTATGCTGTACAACAGATTGCCGATCAGCCCAGTGCTCTCATAGGTGGTACGATTGGTAGTGAAAGTGGCATTTAGCTGGATACCTTGATTTTGGTATAAACCAGCACCCGCGGTCAAACTCAGTGGGCTAATGGGCATCAGTTGACCCTCACATCGCCAGAGCCGCCGGCCCTGGGGTGTCCGCATGTATCCACATCCACGCCTGTGCGTATCACGGGCAGTCCGCCTGCTCTCACGTTGGGGCTACCACCCGCGGTCACCGCTGAGCAGTGAATGCCACAACCGGGCTGTCCGCAGCAGGGATGGGGTGTGACCGGTCTGGCTGGAACCACTATGGCTCGGCCATTCACACGCACGGTGGCGATGCCCGAGGTGACTATACCACCTGCGGTGTTGGGATCTCCTACCCGTTGTGTGTTTGGCATGCTAGCTCATCAGTATTTTCTTGTCGGGCACACGTAGACCAGTGGTCGCTTCTATGTATTTGACTCGCACAGACTCGTCCGTGGGGCAGTGCATGCTGACGCTATTGATATTTACCGTGATTTTTTGCTTGGTATCTGCGGTAAACAGCGCGGGCACTAGGGCCATGCCCTGTGGGCTGGGTGCGATGCTGACTGGATGTTCTAATTCTAACCATCGGTCGTTGGCCTCCACTATTTTGGCCACCACCTCCTCGCCCGAATTCATTTTGATCGTATAAACCTGTCCTGTTTCGATGTCCATGTTATTCCTTGTTGAGATGCTGCCGCAGTTCTGTGAACCCACCGATCAACTGATCATCGAGAAAGATCTGGGGCAGGGTGCGTGCCCCAGGCACAGCTTCCAGCAGTTGTTCTCGCGTGTAGCCGCGATTGATGTTGCGTTCTTCGTAGGCGATGTTTTTGCTACGCAGCAGCAGCTTGGCCTGCTCGCAATAGGGGCACATGTCTTTCGTATAGATAATAGCTTTCATAAATCTCCTTTAGATTGAAGGTAAATCGTCGTAATCGATGGTATCGCTCATGGCACCAATCACGTAACTGGTGCTTTCGCTCTCTTGCAGCGCGGTCTGCTTGCTGCTGGTGTTCACGTGTTTCATGAACCAAGGAATTGGTGTGCTACGGGGCGCAGGCTCAGTGTATTTGATCCCGATCTCCTTGAGCGCAGCGGCGGCCGTGAAGTCCACAAAATCTTTCAATATGTTGGCGTTGAGTCCGATCACGGGACCTTTGCGGAACAGATAATCGGCCCAGGCCTTTTCTTCGCGGATCACGTCTTGGTACATGGCGTAGACTTCACCTTCGCATTGAACTTTGACCGCTGCAAATCTAGGATCTTCTTTGACCACCTGGTTGATGATGTACGCAGTCCAGTCTCGATGCAGGATCTCGTCCTGTAGGATCAGGCTGATGATATTGCCGTTGCCTATAAAAATGCGATTTTCTACCATGGCCAAGCTGGTGGCGAACGATACCATGAAGCGGAACGCTTCTAGGGCATAGCTGGCGTTCAGGGCCATCCAGATGGCTCGCACATGATCCTGCTCGGATACTTTGCCGCCGGCTTCGATCCGGCAGTTGATCTGATGCAGATCATCATAGTGGCGACCGATCGAACTGGCCATGCTCACGATCTCCTGGGTGTCGTGTATCTTGTTGAACTCATCCCGGGGCACATTGTAGATGTTGCGTATGATATGACTATAACTGCGGCTATGTATGTTGGTTTCGAAAAAAGTCCAGCAGTAGATCAAGGCCTCCAGCTCAGGCAAGCTGACCACGGGCGTGAATATCTGGCTGGGCGCGCGACCCTGTATGCTATCCAGGGCGGTCTGGCGCAAGAGGTTACTGGTAAAGATGTGCCGAACTGTGTCTGATGCTTCCTTGAAATCTTGGGCATCTTTGGTCAGACTCACTTCCTCCGGCACCCAAAAGAACCCACGTGCTTCTTGTTCGAACTTGGCGATCTTTTGATACTTGACTTCTTCAAATCGTTGGATGGTCACAGGACCCTGAGGATCGAGGAACATGTGACGTTTGAGATAGTTGGTATCGGTACGTAGATTGTATTGTTGTTTGCTCATAACTTGTTCCATTCTGTATCTTTGGTTGGGACCCAACCGTTTCTGAAATATTTTATCATATTCAGTTTGCATAAAACTTATAGTTTACAAGCGATGCAATCATCTTCTTCATCTTGTTGATCGGTGATGTCTTCCAATCGGTTCACAGGTTCTTCAAACTCGGCCTTGACCCCTTGTTTGTTGATCAGGCTATAGTAGAAGGTTTTGATACCCCAGTGATGCGCCAGCATGAGATTGCGTGCGATCAGAGTAGTGGGAACCTTGCGATCCGAGAAGAATGCTGGATTATAGAACGTATTGGTTGAGATGCTTTGATCCACATAGGCTGCCAACACCGCAGCGGTCTTGAGATAGCCCGCACAGTCTGGCTGATCCCACATCAGCTGATAGCGGTTCTTGAGCCTGTGATATTCAGGCACGACCTGTACCAAGCTACCGGCCTTGCTTTCCTTGGTGCTGATGAGATTCATGGGCATTTCAATGCCGTTGGTGGAGTTGATCACCACTGAGCTGGACTCTACCGGAGCGATTGCCATCAAGGTAGCGTTGCGCACACCGTGTTGTTTCATTCGAGCACGAAGCTTCTCCCAGTCTAACTCGGGTGTAAAATCAGTCAGTTCGTTCACGCCCTTGGCACGACGTTCCCATGGGAATTGACCTTGACCATAGCGGGTGTGCTGCCAACTTTGGCAAGGTCCACGTTCTTGGGCCAGTTCCACTGTGGCCTCGGTTAGATAGTAGGCCTGATGTTCCATCCAGGTCTTGACCTCGGCCAGGGCATCTGATTCGCCGTATTGCAGTGCACGTTTGGCATGCCAGTAGGCCAAATTGGTCACGCCGATGCCCAGCGGTTGGATTTCATCATTGCTTAGTTTAGACTGGATGGAAAGAAAATCTTGATAGTCAAGAATGTTACAGAGGCTACGCTGGAGTATACGGCAAGCACGGCGCATATCTTCAGGATTGCGGAACGCTCCCCAATTGATTGAACCCAGGGTGCAAAGAGCGATACGACCATCGCTGTCATCCAGACGTTTAAAGGGCTTAGTAGGTAAAAGAATTTCACAGCAAAGATTACTCTGATAGATGGTATGATATTCGGGATCGAACGGACCTTGATTGATCACATTGTCGATGAACACCAGATAGATGCGTCCGGTGTCGGTGCGCTCCTTGAGTATGCCGCCTTTGAACACTTCTTCTGCGCTCATGACTTTCTTGCGTAGGCTCTTTTTCTTTTCGTATCGTACGTAGAGCTCTTCAAACTTTTGGGTGTCTCGGTAAAAAGCCTCGTATAGGTCGGGCACTTCGTTGGGATCAAAAAACGTGATGTTCTCGCGGTTTTTGAATCTGCGCCAGAAGAACGCGCTCAGCACCACGCCGTAGTCCATGTGACGCACGCGGGTTTCTTCGGTGCCTTGATTGTTCTTGAGCACGATGAGATCGTCAAACTGGTGATGCCATATGGGATAGAACACCGTGGCCGATGCATTGCGGATGCCGCCCTGGCTACAGCTTCTGAGATCACCGAACCATTTTTTTAGGAATGGTACCATACCAGTGTGCATGATCTCGCCGCCACGTATGGGTGCGCCCAAGGGTCGTAGTCGTCCCACTTCCAGTCCTATGCCAGCGCGTTTGCTGGCATACTTGGCCATCATCTCGCCGCTAGCAAAGATACTGTCAAGATCATCATCACTCCGAATGAGAACGCACGAACTGAACTGCTTGGTTGGAGTGCCCAATCCAGCAAGCACAGGAGTAGCCAAAGTAAACAGACCGTCGCTGGCCGCATTGTAGTATTCCTTGATCAACTTGATACGAGTTTCCGGAGACTCGCCGTGCATCACCGTGGCCGCAGCTACCATGTAGCGTACCTGGGGGGTCTCAAATATCTCCTTGGTGGCCCTGTTTCTCACCAGGTATTTTTCGATCAACTGCTCTATGGCTGCATAACTGTAGCTCTCGTCTTTTTCATGGTCGATTATGTCTTCCATGCGAGACCAATCTTCTGCTGTGTACCAGGTCAACAGCTCGGGAGTGTACAGACCCACTTCCACGTTCTTCTTTACTATGTCATAGAGTGCGGGGGGATCGTACTGGCCATACACGTCTTTGCGCAGCATACTGAGTCGCTGCTTGCCCGCGGCGTATTGATAGTTCACGTGCCCCACTTCGGGATTGCTTTCCACGTCGATCAGATCCACGATGGCGCGCAGGGTGATACCATCGATCTCCTTGGTAGTAATGCCATCATAGAAGTGTAATTGTGCTTTGATCTCGATCATGCTCTGGCTGACATCTGCGGTGCCCCGGCATACTTTGGCGATCTGCGCCTGCCACTTCTCCAAGCTGAGTGGCACCCGCGATCCATCTCTTTTTTCCACTGTGATATTATTGATGTTCATTTTGCCCTATTGAATTAGTTTCTGAAGCTGCTGCTGGCTGATCCGACGCCGGCACTTGATGGGTTTTGTGTGGTTACTTACCACCACCTCTGTGTTCCAATTCAGTATATATTTTTCCGCGCACACATGGACTAAATTGCCGTTACCAACTTCAACCAAAGTCGCATCAGTAATATCAGTTCTATCTATTAGACACACAGTATACATGATACCCAACCCCCTTGCAAGATCGCACAGCTCTTTTTCCTCCAGCAGTTGCCAGGGATCGGGCCAAGTGGGTTGATCGTCCCAATGCAGGCGGTAAGCACACCAAGGTTGATGCATCCACCAATAATTTATGCGGGACAAGCAATCCTGCACAGGAAGTGAGGCGCAGCCCTCACGCAACAGATGCCATTCTCGCAGGCGATCGCTGTAGCTCAGGGGCTGCATCAATCAAGATAGTTGAGACTGTAGTAGATAGTGGCGTCGTAGCCAGTGTTGGTAGCGGTATAGGCCACCGTGATGATACCCGGGGTTATAATAGATGCAGTCAGGGTAATATCAACCGAATCATCGTTGGCATCGGTGTAGTCGTCGGTGTAGGCTATCTCACCACCTGAGCTGTCGTCGGTGCCGCTGGCCACCACTCGCAACGTGCCCCTTCGTTTGGCAGTACCACCATCTCTTTCTCTGCGGATGGTATAGTCCATCTCAAAGGTACTGTATCCCCCGAATTCTTTGAGGATGGTTCCATCCACGGTGAACAGTTCGGTGTTGGAGGCACCATTGGTCATCAAGGCTTCGATACCGCTGTGACGATTATAGGCACCCAGAGTCAGCAGTTGACCGTTGGTCAGGGCGATGCCCTGGGGGACCACGGATGTGGGCGTCCATAGTTTGACGCGAGGCGCGTCGTAGGTCTGTTCCTCACTTTCGGTACGCTGGAACATATCGCCCACGCTGACATTGTTGTCAGCTTGGATCAAGATCACAGGACTGGATGGATTGAGTCCAAATTGATTGCCCACATCCAAAAACAGATTATAGGCAGTGAGATTGAGACTCACGTTGGTGATAACCACTCCTTCGGCATAGATGTTGTCAAAGGTATTGTGCATGATACGAAAACCCACGGGGCCTCCGTCCACGGGACTGGTGTCTCCCAGCAGGATACCCTGATGCAGGGTTTCCAAATAACTGCTGCGTACATTCACGCCCTGCACAAGGTTGAGTGTGTTGACAGCATAGGTCAGACCATGGAAACGACATTGATCAAAATCTACCATGGTCACTGGCAGTGAGCTGGTACTGACCGCACGCACGCCTGCAAGATTTTCAGTGACCCCAGTGAGCTCAGCAGTGGTGAGAGGCCCAAGGAAATCCACATGACCCACACTGACTTCCTGGCAACGATCCAACAGCAGTATGTCATGGCCGGATATGCTATTGGTCTCTGTGGTCTGGAGGCTGAGGTTTTGCAGTTGTATGTTGGTGGGCGGGGTTGCGCCGCCGTTACCTATGTTGGCTCCGATCTGCTGGGCGCTGTCCGCGGTGCGTGCCACGTAGCCAGGCAGTGTTACTGGATCCCAGTAACTGGTATTACTGAGCAAAATTCCCGTGGCTGGCACTGCCTGGATCGAGCGATAATAGTCCACTGGGCTAGCCGAACTGTCTTTGACCAGCACACCAGTGTCATAGGCCGTGTTGGCCACCCATTCCAATGCGGTAAAATAGATCTGGCTGCTGTTGGCGCCTTCACCGTAGAGCAGCGCATAAGGGGGTATCAGCAGGGTGTCGCTGACCACATAGCGACCCGCAGGAAAGTACAGGCCCCTGCGGATCTGTGGGTTGACCTGCACGCAGTACAGTTGGTTCAGCGCTCGATTGATGGCCGCGGTGTCATCGGTCACGCCATCGCCCTGGGCACCAAAGGCCTTGACTGAAGCGTAGTAGTCCAATCTCAGCTGCAGGCTGGTGCTGACGGGTGTGCCCGAACTGGCCCCGGTCTGCACCGTGTAACCAGCAGCAGAGCCTTGATAGGTATAGGCAGTGGTAAATTCTAGGATATCCGAGAATTCTGTCAGTATCTCGGTATTGCCCACCACGGGCGCACCCTCTTCAAGGGTGCCGTTGCCTATGAATAATCTACGTTCGTCTGTGGCCCAGCCCAGTTCTGCGCTGGCCAGGGGTTGCGGTAGATCTTCTTGGAGACCCTTGCGCTGGGTAATGCGTGAAACTTGTACTATCGGCACGGTGAAGTTCCTTTAGGAATATCACGTATTTAGCGCATAGTACTGCTCAACCTTTTTCCACCACTGCTGGCGATAGCTTTCAAATTCCTCGCCTTGTAGCACGAATTCTTGGTACTGGGGCTGCACTATCATGTTGTTCTGGGCGTCAATTTCGGGTTTGACGCACATCAGTATCACACCCTTGCGTATGTGAGTACCATGTATTTGATTGTGCGCTTCAGCGTAGGCACAGAGCTGCATGAAATAGTCTTCGATCCACTCGCGCTTTTTGGGTCGATTGGTCTGTTTGTAGTCCAAGATACACTGTTCGTTTAGATGTAGGCCCGCGCCGTCGGTGGTGCCTGCATAGATATCGGGAAAGTAAAGGGGCACTTCTATGCCCCAAAATTCAGTCACATGCTTGAGACCCTGGTCCACTATGGTCTTGGCCATGGCATGACTGGGCCAGCTGAACGGATTGGTACCCCTGTCGGGCAAGACCCCATCGCGGATGTAGCGTTCCAGGTAAGTGTGCATTCTGGTGCCGCGGTTGGCCGCTTCGCTAGTGATCTGTTGGGCCCGGACGGCTCCCACTCTCTGCTTCCATTGAGCCAGTGCCTGCTTGCTTTCCTGGCTCTTGGTGCGATCCAGTATGGTAGTGACCGAAGGCAGTTTGCGTCCATCCGGGGTGGCGTAGAATCGTTTGCCGTCCACCGTGACCCGGGGCAGTGCTTGATATTGATATCGAGGTTGATACATCAAATGCCAAAACTTTCGCCGCAGCCACACTGGGTCTTTTGATTGGGATTGAGGAACAGCACGCGCTGATTGAGACCTTGTGTCTGCCAGTCCACGGTCATGCCTTCGAGGAAGGGTCTGCTGCTGTCATGCATCCAGATCGTGACACCGGCGTCTACCCTGTGCCAATCTTTTTGGCTGCTGTGGTCCTCGGTTTCAATATCTATCTGATAACTGAGCCCTGCGCACCCAGATTTCTTTACGCCCAATCTGATGCCCCGGGCCTGCTGCTGATCTATCAACTGTTGGAATCGTTGCTGAGCCGAGGGAGTAAGCGTGATCATGATATCATTATACAGCAGCTGGCGAGCGCTGTCAACGATTTCAAGTGAGTGGATTGGCCTTTTTGGCCATGCCAGCCACTATGTCTTGGGCCTTGTTCACGGGCATGTTGACCTGCGTGGGCTCGCCGCCCTTGAACACTATGACTCCGCTGGCTGGATCTATGGGTTCCAACAAGTTGCTGAGAGGTGGTTCTGCGGCCAACTGTACCAAACTGTCGGGTGTGATCTGTATGCCCAGGTTGCCTGCCATCTTGATAAAAGCATCCTGGCTGATCTGTAGCCGGGCTGAAGTGTCCTTGGCCCTGCCGCGCAGGAACTGAATCAATCCTATCAGTTCGTTGCTGTCGGTCAGGGGATCGCTGGCCACTTCTTGCAGTTTCATCAGCGTTTCTCGCGACCCAGTGCACCAGCAGCGGGTTCTTCTCCTGGTTCAAGTTCTGTGGGGGCTGCCAATTCCTCAGGTGCTTCTGCGCCAGCTTGTGGTTCGGGTAGTGCAGCATCGGGCGCGGGTTCTGCGTTCATGGCCGCGTCAAGGGCTGGCGCAGGTTGTGCCTGCCCAGTGACCACGCCCAGCGCGGTCTCAAAGCTCTGCTTGGTGCCCTGCAGGTTCTGCACCAGGCCAGTCAAGGCCGCGGTCACATCGGTGTTGAATTGATTGGCCTGTTCTAGGCCGATCTGGTTGCGGATTGAGTCTACCAGAGCGGGCAGTTCTTTGTACTGCATTTCAGTTGAATCTTCGATCATGCCCTGGATGGTATCAACCATGTCCTGGGCGGCCAGCACTACCTGGGCCTGCTGCACTTCGCTTTCTTTCAGCGTGCGGAATGCTCGACGCAGGCGATCTTCCTGCATCTGTTGTTGTGTTGCCGCTGCGGCGTTCACTAACTTTTGTTCATCTGGAGTGAGGGTCTGTCCCTTGGACAATTTGTCTTGGGCTGCCTTGAGTTTGTTGGGATCGATGGGTGCGGGTTGTGGCTTTGGTTGTGCCGCAGCGGGCTGTGGAACGGGTGCAGGCATGTTTTCTTTCACATGCGTGGCCAGGGCCTGTTCCAGCATGACCAACTGCAAGTAAACGGGATTGCGTTCGCTCATGTGCCGGTCGAATGTGCTCTTGTGTTCTTGGATCAAACCACGCACACGACGCAGCATGGTATTGGCCGCGGCCACGGGCATGCGATCCACGGGCATGCTGCGACCAAAATAGCTTTCCATTACCTTGGCGATCTGTGCCAGGCGATCGGGAGAATTGAATTCGGTTAACTTCATTTTGAAAACCCTCTAAGTTGTAGATATTTAGCTTGATTTGTGTATTTTCTTAGGTCCCGTTCCACACAAAACAAGCGGTATCTTTTGCCCTGCAATTTGGTCAACAGCAGTTCGCTATAATAGGGATCTTTGCTCTGCCGGGCTAGGCGCTGCTTGTGTTTGATATCAGTCAGTAACCTCAATCGATCAGCGTCTTTTTTTTCTATTTCCAGCTGTAGATGATGCTGTTGGAACTTGCGGGCCACGCACCAACTGATGGCACTGCGGCTGTCGCTGAAATCTCTCTGTTGCCCATCACCGGCCACACGCACCGCACCCTCCACGCGATCAATTTCCCATGTGCCAAAGGCCAAAACACGCCCATGATGATCGTCCAGTATGAGGTTGTTGACGTTGCGTTTGATCTCACGCTCGGCCCAACGCTCCAGTTTCTGTTCCCGGGTCATGCTAGAATATTTTGGCAGCCAACCAGGCTATCACGGCGCACAGCGCGCCAATGATACCTAGGCCCCATGCAATGATCTGATCGTTGCGTTTTTCCGTGACCTTTTGCAGCATGCCATGCACCTGCTTGATCAAGCTGTCCAACGCGGTTATTTTGCCTTCTACGTCATCCAACTTTTGCTCGAGGAAACGATACCTCTCCGCACAAAGCTCAACGTGTGCCTCTAGACTCTTTTTTTCGATATCAGTGGTGTCGGACATGGTCATGTATTTACCGATTGGAACCAAATGTTTTGATCAGGTCCTTGCACTACCAGCTGCCCTTGAATGCCAGCTGTTTCACCTAGACCAGTGATCATGGGCACTCCCCGGCAGTCCTGCTCTAGGTCACATAGATCAGGGCCAAAAACATCTGATTGATCCACTCTGAATTCAAAATGCCAGGCGTTGTGGAGCCGTTGGGGTGTGGAATAATCATCCACTTGGCATCTAAGACCTATGACCTGTCGCAGTGTTTCCCAGTTGCGCTGTTGGTTCCTGCTGCGCCCCCAAGATTGCATGTCGTGTATGTTATTGCCCGCTTGGTCCACGAAAGGTACCACGCTGGATCTGTAGTGTCCCGTGACACCACTGGCCGTACAATCAAACAGGGTTTTGACCGCGATCTTCATCGTGGGTATTTACGGTCAAACAAAAACCCCGGATTTTTTAGGTCCGGGGTTTTTGTTTGACCGTAAATAC